TGGAGTTCCTACCGGCCTGATTATGGCGCGGTCCCAGGACATGGCAACGGAGCGTAGACTCCTGTCCCTAGCGGAGAAGAAGCCAATCCTTGTTGATCCAGACAATGTGAACTCAGATTACCTAACCGGGTATGATCTTCTTGTTGAGGCAATGACCGACAAGCTGGTTCCACCTTGGGTAATCGGAGCTACCAAGATGTGGGGCAAGGAGCAAGAAGATCCGATTGCCAGCTCCAAGCGTAAGCCTACGGCTCTTCCACACAGATGCAACACTATTAAGGATGACGGCATCCGCTGTATGCTTTGGTCTTCCGGGCGTCCGAAGGATGACGGCCTCTGCCGTGTACACCTTCGCCACCTTTCTAAGAAGCCAGGCGAGGATATCGAAAGAGCCCGCAAGCGAATTACACAAGCAGCTCCATATGCGGTAGACATCTTAGAAGACCTGATGATTAACGCAGCGTCAGAGCCAGTAAGATTAAAAGCATCTACGGAGATTCTTGACAGGGCTGGGATCCGTGGCGGTGTAGAGTTCGACGCGACGTTGAACGTTACAGATACACGGCCTGCTGCTTCGATTATTGCCGAGCGCCTTAGCCGCTTATCCAATAACGCACTCGACATCGCGGTTACGCTTTCTAATGACGGAGTTAATGACGCCCAGGCAGTACAAGACGCAGACGTTGTTGAGGAGAGCCCTACCGATGAGTAACATAACAGCACTTGAAGAGATCGCTTACCATATGAGGGAGCATGCGGCCTCACTCCTAAATGATGTTGAGCAAGCCTCGACTCGTGAGGAGCACATCCGCTTAACTGCACGGGCGAACGAAGCAGAGAACTTAGGTGATATGATTCAACAGCTCCTGGTTCAGGAGCTTGCAGCTCAAGACTAAGGACGACGGATGACGATGACAAACGACTCGCGGGCATGGCTTGTTATAGCCGAGGCCGAGCGGTGGCTTGGCACAACGGCACGGGCGAATAACTTTAATCCTTTCGCCGAGGCGGCCGGATACAACGGCCAACCTTGGGCGGGCATGTTCATCGACTACATCTTTCATCAAGCGGGCGTGGAGATTCCTAGCTGCGCTTACACTCCGACGGCGATAGCGGAGTTCATCAGAACAAACCGGGTCTTCAACAAACCGCGGCCTGGCGATATAGCTTTTTATTCACTACAGGCAACGGGCACAAACTACGGCATGCCTCATTGCGGCCTGGTAGTTAAAACGGATCGATGGCAGGCGGACGGGCTTGTTCAAACAATCGAAGGCGACACGGGTTCAGGCTTGCCTAAGGCGGACCAGTCGGTAGCGGGTGTGTACTGGCGAGTACGAACACGGCATGAGATTCTAGGATTCGCACGACCTGCGTCTTTCAAATTGTGGCCTGGGGGACTTCTTAAAAACCTGACGGGCAGCGGGCACGCGATTTCCGTTCAGGCATGTCGGCCTGGCCGCCGTAATAAAGCCATCGGGCTAGTCCAGCTTGCGCTTTCACAGACTGTCGGACTTGGTCCAGTAACGGTCGACATGTTCGACACTGAGACTCAACGGGCGTACGCTCATTGGCAACGTACTCTCGGGTACGTTGGAAACGATGCGACCGGAGTGCCGGAAGAACGAAGCTTGAGAGTTCTCGGCGAACGAACTGGGATTTTCCAGCTTGATGCTACAGAGACTTCTTAGTACCAAGAAGTCTTCCGATCGAAAGCAGCTAGAGACTTCCTAGTAGAGATTCCACCAAGAAGTGGGATGCCCCAGCTTGCCGAGCTTTTCCTAGTCGACCTGTTATAATTAACTCACAATGACGAAAGGAAGCTATGCCCAAAATCCAACAGGTAGCTAGATTCACTACAAGAGTCAAGCCTACAGATCCTTTTTATCAATCACTGGCACCAAAGGAAGAGACAGTTATGCAAGAACCCCAGGCACCTGCTCTCACAAAGTTCGCATCACAAATGTTAGAACTAATGCAAAAGCAAACACAACCATTAAGCGTTACTGAAATTACAGAGATGATTGAGCAAGAACTACATCATCGCTACCATGACAGTCACGTGCGCATTGCGCTGAATGAACTTGTTGACAGAAACAAGCTGTTCACTCGTGATGAGACGTCAGATGAACGTTCTCTCAGAGCAGGTGGACAGAAGATCAGGAATATACGAGCTGCGCTCTATTCCACTAAAAATCCAGTTCAGGCAAGAACAGAAGCAGAAGCTGTACCAGGGATCTTCCTAAGCGATAGCTGGGGAGTCCCATGGTCAAAGAAGAAAGCAGCTAAGGCTAATGAAGTTATTCTCGAAGATATTACCCCAGTGAGTATCCCTGCGGGCGTTATGTCGAATCCAGTTATCGACATGCTCATCGAGAAGATCGTAGCTGAACGTACCAAGGAAATGTCCGCAGAGCTAGAGAAAGTTCAGACAGAACTTGCTCGTCTCAAGGAATTCCTTAAGTCAGCTCTTTAAGAAGTAGTTTAAGTTTGCCGCTATGGCAAGCTTTGAACTATATGTAATAGAGGACTCCGTTGAGGCGCGGAACAGCGACGCGCCCACGGAGTTTTCTGATGATGGTGACACATGCAGTAGCTGCGGCGACGTAGTTGGATTCGCAATCGGTAAGTTCTTCTCCTGTGTGATTGTTGCGGATGCAGATGAGAACTGCTGGTTTGTGTGCAGCGACTGTGCTTCTCCGGTAGTCGACCACTAACAGACACAAAAAAACTCCCTGGCGTTTAGCCAGGGAGCTTTTTTATTTAAGTTACTTAGCGTCTACGATTGTGTATTCTGTAGACTTAAGTGTTGCGGTGTAAGCGTCAGGATAAGCTTCCTGCAATAGCTCACGGTCGATTTTAGTTGTGGTGCGGTCTTTGATTTCCACACGCTGTACGCCGTTGATAAATCCAATCTTGGCGTCACCCATAAGCTGGCGAATCTTTTCTTCAGCAGCTTTCTTTTTAGCTTCGAGGACTTTCATATCCTTCTTAGCTTGTGCGAACTCCTTGATGAGAGCATCTACTGTCTCGTCCAAGTGAGCTACGGTTGTGGTTACGGTAATCTCTGTAACCTCGGTGCGAACTGCGGTGCTGGACATTTGGTCCCTTCCCATTGTCGTTATGTCATTCATCAGGCCGGTTGGCTTGATAGTCTAATTATATCAGGCAATGTCAGGAAGATACGCCATTTCTACCTGATATAATAGTTCCATGAACACGTGGTACCCACCCAAGGTTCCAGGGAATCAGGATAACCTGATATAATAGTTCCATATTCACCCAAACGACGAAAGGATAACCCATGTCAGACAAAGACAAGGTTGTAGGAAAAGCTATGTACATGGAGCTTCGTAATGGAGGCCAGACATATCAGCTCCTTATCACTCCGGATGGAATCTCATCCACTGGCAAAAATGTACCTTCAATGGTCTATCGACGCCAGATCTCTGCGTCCAATCCACGCAAGGGTTGGAAGCATACAGGACTACCTACAACTAGCGTAGATGAGTTCGGTGTATTCCAGAAGCGTACCAAGGAAGATGCGATGCGCCTAGGCGAGAGTCGCATTGAAATGGTAGCGTCAACATTCAACCAGCTTGCTACTTACAATTATCAACTTTACAAGCAACCAATCTATGTAGAGGTTGCTGCTGAAGATCTTGACAGCATTCGTGCTGGTAAGACTCCTTACAAAGTACTAGGACGCATTACACGAGTACGTCGTTCCCTTGGGTTCGGCGAAGAACTCTTCGTATCCTAATTATCTACCCACACCCACAAACGACAAAGGACAAAGTAAATGACGACAGCATTAGTAGAATCATTAAACAAGATCTACCCAAACCTACCTGAGAGTCTATTCACTGTTGTAGCTCAGCAGATGAACGATGAACTCTCATCTTCTCTCGACTCACTAGTTCAACCACAGGGTAAAGTTGGTAATCGCCCAACACCCAAGACAAAGGTTATTCCAGTGATATCAGCAGACGCATTCGTAGGAGAAGACTCTACATACGCTCGCCCTAATGGCGACAAGTACCATGCACGCAAGTGGGGAGAGCATGACGATGTCATGGTCCTTCGTGAAGCGCGTAAGGCAAGTCAGTATATTCTTCTGTATGGAGCTCCAGGTTGTGGCAAGACTGCACTTGTTGAAGCTGCGTATGGTGAAGAAGTTCTTACAGTACTTGGTACTGGTGATACAGAACTATCAGACTTCATTGGTGGATATGTACAAACGCCTACAGGTGGGTTCGACTGGGTCGATGGCCCACTGCTTAAGGCAGCTGAAGAAGGTCGCCCATTCTTCGTAGATGAGGTTGGGCTTGTTGACCCTAAGGTCATGGCAGGTGTGTATGGACTCATGGATGGTCGTGGTGAGTACACTGTCACTGCAAACCCAGAGCGCGGAACTGTAAAAGCTAAGGAAGGGTTCTACGTAATCGCAGCAACCAATCCAAACGCTCCTGGAGTTCGACTCTCTGAAGCTCTTCTATCTCGCTTTATCGTTCAAGCAGAGATGACTACAGACTGGGTGCTTGCCAAGAAGCTTGGCGCACCTCAGCAGATTGTGACAGTTGCACAGAACTTGTCACGTCGCCAACAATCAGGTGAAACTGGCTGGTGCCCACAGATGCGTGAACTACTTGCATTCCGTGACATCGCCAAGACATTTGGCACCAAGTTCGCAATTGCGAACATCATCGCAGCAGCTCCTGAACTGGACCGCCCCGTCGTTGCGGATGTGTTCACTCGAGTCTACGGTGAAGGTTGCCAACCAGCCAAGATCTAATCTAGGCTGTGGGCCGGAGGGTCCCGGGTGTGGGTGCCTGGGATCCTCCACTACCTGATATAATTAACCTATCAATGACGGAAGGATAGACGATGGGACACATTAAGTATTCCGCTACACGCGCGGAGCGTACTCCAAGCGAGTGGCTCCCAGTTGGCGCACAGATTGGCAGCCTTGTCAATACATGGGCAGGACGCTCAGACATTGTTGCATACGTAGGACCTGGAGCTGGTGGACCAACCCCAGCTTGCTTCAACCCACCTGTGGCTGAAGTAGAGGTCAATGTTGATATTGCATTTGGCGCAGGTACTTCACCAGAGACTATTGGTGACCTTCGTGAACGTGACACACTATTTGACTGGCCAAAGGCTGCAGGCGCTATCTTCCATGAAGCACTGCATGCTCGTTACTCACGCTTTAATCTTGAAAAGGCTCTTGAAGAACTCTCATTGAATGAGTACAGAGCTCTTATGTCTCTTGAGGAATCACGCATTGAACATCATGGTGTTGTGAACTTCCCAGCTAATCGAGTCTTCCTTCGCGCTTGCGCATTGGAAATCGTTCTACACGACATCAATGCTTCTGCAGATGAACATCTGTCTCATGGTGTTCGTGCAGTCGCAGGACTCGCAGCTCTTACTTGCGCTCGTGCAGATGCAGGTTCACTTGACCAAGCAGATGTGACAGAGATCAAAACTATTATCATTGACTTCCTTGGCAATGAAGTCTACGCAGGTCTTCGTGATATCTGGACTCGCTTCCAAGCACATGACAATCACACAGATCCACGCAACCTTTACGAACTTGCTCGCGAGTGGGAAAAGCTTCTTGCAGATCTCGCTACAGAGCGTGGTGAACCTGAGAAGCCAACTCCAGGAGGTCCTGGTTCAGAGATCCTTGTCATCGTTGATGGAATCATTGGCGACATTAAGGAAGCTCTTGATGAGGCTGCAAGCGACGTTGCGATTGCTGTTGGCGATGAAGTCGAAGACCAAGAGCAGAAGGAAGATTGGCAGAAGGTTGTCGACATGCGTTCACAGGCTGCAAGTCAGCAGAAGGAACACAAGAAGGTTGCCAATGACGTCTTCGCTAAAACTACTTCCGACATGGGAGTCACTGCAGGTAGTCGTTCACGTCTCGCAGAGATCCGTGACCCACTTCCTTCAGAGCGTGCAGCAGCAGTCAAGATTGCGAATCTCTTAGAACGTGCGAAGTATCGTGAACGCGATGAACACGAGATTGCAAGTATTCTTCCTCCAGGACGTCTACGCACTCGTGCAATGGTTCAGGAAGCTGCCTATCGTGCTCAAGGTTCAATGCAACATGCACAACCTTGGAAGCGTACAGTTCGCAAGCATACAGATGACCCAACACTCAAGATTGGTGTGATGGTAGACATCTCAGGTTCTATGGCATCTGCTATGAACCCTATGGCAGTAACTGCATGGGCGATGTCTGAAGCAGGTCGACGTGTTCAAGCACAGACTGCTATGGTCTACTATGGCGAAGATGTATTCCCTACTCTTAAGCCAGGTCAGCATCTTCCTAAGGTCAATGTCTACACTGCGCCTGATGGAACTGAAAAGTTCGACAAAGCATTCAAGGCTCTTGATGGTGGGTTGAATCTGCTTGCAGGTTCAGGTGCACGTCTACTCGTGATTGTTAGCGATGGTTGCTACACAGACACTGAGCGTGAGCATGCAATCAAGTGGGTACGTGAATGTGACAAGGCAGGTGTTGCAATCCTGTGGTTGCCATTCGACAAGTACGAGCGTAGTAACTATGCAGACAGAATTACTGCAGGAACATCTGCTGTAGTTCTATCAAAGGTCAATGACCCAGCAGAAGCAGCAGTGACTATTGGTCAAGCAGCTGCGGAAGCTCTCTCAAAGATTGGTCGCCGTAACGCGGCCTAACAACATTCCGGTGCGGGAACCCTTCCGTCAAAGTATACCTGCACCGGAGCTAACTTAACGACGAACGACAAACAAAGGACGAACATGAAAACCAAACTAGCAATCACCGGAATCATTCTTGCTCTTGCAGCAGGACTAACTCCAGCAGCTCAAGCTGCAGAACCAAAGACTCTAGTCATCATCGACTCTGGGTTCAACACGCAGCTTCCATTTCTAGCTGGCAAGGTAGTCGATGAAGCGTGCTTCATTGAGTACGGCAAGTGCCCTAATGGACAACCGTCAATGACTGGCCCAGGTGCTGCCACACTTGCGGCTACTGATGGAGCTAAGGACAAGAGCTTCAACCACGGAACACAGATGGCTTCAGTTGCGAGTGCAGTTAACCCTTCAACCAAGTTCGTACTTGTTCGTATCATCGGCAAGTCCGATAAAGGATTTGCGAATACATACACAACTAAAGCTGTGCAGCTCGCTCTTGATTGGGTTGCGGCAAACTCAGCTCGACTAAACGTTGGTGCGGTATCTATCTCAATGGGACGTGCATACAAAGAAGCTGGATGCCCCATCGAGCTTCCACTTCAATCTCGCATTGTAGAACTTAAAGCTCAGAACATTGGTGTGTTCACAGCGGCAGGCAATCGTTCGAATCAAACCAAGGTTGACTATCCGGCATGTATACCGGAAGCAATTACGGTAGGGGCAACGGATACGCGCTACACGCTACGTAACATCACCGGTTGGGTCTATCCAATCATGCCAAACTCTAACGGCGGCGCGGACTTAGATCTGTATGCTCTAGGGCGTTACAACACGACTATGCTTGATGGAACCAACACCCTTGTGCTGGGAACATCGGCAGCGACAGCTGCGGTGGCGTCTAAGTGGACTCAGTTCCTCTCAGAAGGTGGAACATACGACTCCCTATGGCTAACCATCCAGTCAAAGCTGGATAAGGCGTACCGTTCGGCCACTGATGTGGTCCAAAAGCAGTATAACCTGATATAATAGAACCACAACGACGGAAGGACAAAGGATATGCAAACCAAGGCACGCACGTTTATACGGCGCGGTGATGATGTGTTCTGCGCTACCGATGACCAACACGACTACATCCACGAGTATGTAGAGGACTCAAAGCTTGGCGACTGGTATCAATGCCGCCACTGCGATGCGTTTCAGGTGGGTTAATCATGAGCGGTAATCGAATCTGGTATGCGTCACCTAACGGTGACTGGTGGGGTGGCTCGGATGCGGACTACGTGTTCGTACTCAAGGAGTCAGATATCCCTGAAGGTATGTTCGACGCGGAGTCCATTGAGGGCGACAAGTTTGAAGATATCATCATGAAACACGGTGAGACCGTGTACATCGAGACTGTATAACCTGATATAATTAAACCAACGCGGCAGGGAAGCACTGGTGGTCAAACAACCACCTTCTGCAGAAGGCACGAAACAATCCCAGCTCCTGCCGCGTCTATAATTATAAACGACGGAAGGACGATTATGGCAAAGCACGAAGTAGCTAAAGGCATATGGGAAATCATAGACGTTCCTACCGGAGAGCGGTTACATAAGTTCAGAGCTCGTTCCCGTGCGGATGTTAACAGAGCTATGGACATGGTGCGCATTGGTCTAAAGAAGACCGAGATCGAAGCACAGTACATTGCCGAGTGGGAAGATTAGGAGCTATCATGACAGTAGTACTTAGCGATGGCAATGCCTTCGCAATCATTGGCGCTGGTCGCCGTGAGCTAGAAAAGCTAGGACGGCATGACGAGGTTGCGGCCTTCTCTGAAGAGATGATGGCTGGCGACTACGACCACCTCCTACAAACAATGTTCAAGTGGTTTCCTGATGCGGAGCTCGCATCATGAGTGACACTCCTCTCCTTGCGACCCTTAAGTGCTCAGGTCCAAATGAACCGTGGTCTACCTTTACTCCTCTAGAACGATTTAACTGGATGTTTTCAAAGTACGAAGAAGGCGCTGACGTCTGCGGTGAGTCCACCGTCATCATTGACACTTCTATCCCAGATGACTTCTGGCCAGAGAACTGTCCTAAGTGCGGGACAGACATAAATTGGGATATCTCAGTTGTAGAAAAGATGCAGCAACTTGAGGTACAACTCCGCGGTTATATGATATAATAGATATAACAACGACGAAAGGAACCAAAATGCAATTCACAAAAGATTTCGAAGCATCAATAGGTACATCCCTTCAGGGATACACTGAAACCACTATGCGCAGACTCATCGAAGTTTTCGGTGAACCTGAGTATTATGGTGAAGGCGACAAGGTTACTGTTGAATGGTGTCTTAAATTTGAAGACGGAACTGTCGCAACTATTTACGACTGGAAGCGATATGAACTCGGAACTCCAGAATTAGATGAGCTGATGCACTGGAACGTTGGCGGAACTTCGCCTATCGCACTCGCAACAGTTGAGTACCAAATGCGTGTACATTCTCTAGCGTAACATGATATAATTAACTATCAACGACGAAAGGACTATCATGAGTAAAATGGTTTATGAGGCAAGTCTCTCAGTAGATGACCTCGAAGAAATGGCAGAGCGAACATTCTCTTTCGAAGAGCTAGCAAAGCTTTCCGAATCTGTGAAGGACGCTATCAACCAGGCTGTTGAAGATTTCTTGAATCACAACTAATGAAAAGAATCTACAAGAAAGCTTTGGTGCAACAGCGCCAACATCTCAAACTACCTGATGTAGTTACGACTGCCCTAGGTCTTATTCCTGTAAAGGAAAAAGAACTACGTGCCGCGTACGTCTACGCACTGCGAAGCAAAGGTTGGACGCTTCAAGCTGTAGGCGACTCACTCGGTGTCACTCGTGAAAGAGTGCGGCAACTTGAAAGTGAAGCTATCCCAGAGCTTGTGTACCTTGTGCAGCAAGCCCCAGGAAGTTACCCTGTCCCAGAGCTACCAACTGAAGAAGTTGTGGTGTACTCCGGAGCAGAGTACGTAGAACCAAAACCTGAAACTCTTGCTCGACTAAAAGTTCTGCAGCCAATCGCCCAAGCGATTCGTTGGGACCACATAAAAGGTAGAGCTGAAGCTGAAGAGTACACAGCCCTACTGTGGAAAGCTCATACTGAAGAAGGTGTCAGCGTTTACCGTCTTGCAAAACTTCTCGGTATTACCCATGGCGCAATACAATTTCGTTTCGCTCGTTACGGTTACAAGGAAACTAAAACTGGACAGAGCAAAGCGTATAAAGTTATTAAAAGAGAGAATCGACCAAACAATGAGTAACCCACTGTACGAACTTGTAAATGTGTACGACGCTGATGGCAAGTGGCTTGGTCAGTTCATGAATGAAGAAATCGCCAAGGACTGGCTGCACAAGCATGGTAAGGATTTATCGAAGCATGAAGTATCTTCACGCCGACCTGAGAGGAAAGAAAAGAAATGAGCTTGGATCCAAACAAAATCCAAATCGTTGATGCGGACTACCATCGCAACGGAGTAGCTGGGCTACCCTTCAAGGTTGCGGTAATTGATGACGCTAATGATTCTGATATGAAGTTGGTCATCATGTTCGAGGCTGAGGGTCATACCGCAGTCCTGTCCCTGAATAAGCTCATGGAAGAGGATATCTCCTTCGGGTCGAATTCCTATCGAGGTGACCTCTACGAGGAAGCCCTCCGCCAGGAGCTCTGGGCAGAAGAATAAGTTACTAGCGAGTAAGGTACTATCTTCCTGATTATCCTGATATAATTAACCCATCACCACAAAGGGTGAAAACGACGGAAGGAAGACAAATGAATACCAAATGGTGTTTACTCAAGGATTCTGATGGAGACCGTGGAGTCCTAGGCAAGAAGAAGATTTACGAAGTAGTAGTCGAAGGTGACCAGGTCACCACAGTTTGGGGAATGGCTGAGAAGCCAAATCGCCAGCGTCAGACTAAGTACTACTCAAGCGCTCAAGGCGCACGTTACGCTGCTATGGAAAAGATCCAAGCAAAGGTTGACAAAGGTTACGTATTAACATACGCAGTCTAATATTGAAGAAGGAGTCCAGGGTAGCGCGAGCTACTCTGGTCTTCTCTTTGTAAGCGTGATAGTTTCGTTCTAACAAAGGAGAGTCATGGAGTCGATTGTGGAAGAAGAAGTCCAGCTCGAAGAAGAAGCGAAAGAAACTTTCTCCGGTTGGGTCGAATGTGACTCATGCCGTGTCGCTCGTGCTGTATGGAAGATCGTTGGAGCCAATGGCGAGATCTACCTATGCGGTCATCACAAGAACCGAAGCGAAGCAGCTCTAACTAAGTGGGCAACTAATTTCATCGAACTGGACGAAAAGCTCACCTAACCTGATATAATTTACTTAATGACGAAAGGACAAACCATGCAGTACGACATCAAAATTGATAACGCTGAGTTAATCGTTATCCTTGCTGCTCTTGGTAAGCAAAAGTCTACGTACGAATCTCTTAATATGTACGACGCAGCTCATCAGGTATCAGACATTCTTGTTAAGTTCCAGTCAGCGAAACCTCTCCATGCAGTGTGAATATTGCTCTCGACCAGTCGATGACTGCGTTGCAGCTAAGAACGAGGCGCTAACTGACTATGCGGTGCTTCTTGTTCTTAAGGAGAACGTTGGTTACGTCGAGTGTATCGACAGAGTTATCCAGCAATGGCGCCAACACGCGTTGCCGCTATGTAATGCATTGGCGCTTGACTAATGAGCCACGACTCACACTTTGAAGGTGACCCTGTCACATTCGCTTCAACCTCAGAAGGAGACATGGATCTCGAATGTGGTAATGATAACTGTCTTTACGAACAAAGCGTCGTGACAGACCGAGAGTATTCTCATGGAGTTGTCACCTGGGTAGCAGACTGGATCTGTTCTACCTGTGGTGAAAGTAACTCACGTGAAGGATGGTTCGACCCAAATGATAACAACTAGGAAGGAAAACCAATGAGCGTAGTAGCTACATTGTTAAAGAACAAAGCTCCACAGGCAGCTTGGCTTGTAACCGTAAAGGACCTCGCTACTGGTGAGTCTCGCTATGCAGCTCACACTTCTCTTGGCGCTGCCAAGAAGACTGCGGTAGCTTTCACCAACAGCCTCCTCGACATCAGTCGAACACGTCTACCTTGGGTAGAGGATGAAGCACAAAAGGCTGAAGGAATCCAGTACTTTAGAGCAGAGGTTGATGGATAAACCTGATATAATTATCCTAACGACGAAAGGAAATAGGATGAACATTCAGGATATTCTCGAAGCCATTAACTCTGGTTCACTGGACTCAGACCTTGGCAAGATTAAGGACGCAGTTGATCTACGTTCTCCAAAGGCACGTGCGGCACTTACCATCAATGATTACAACATTGGTGCGCGTGTACGTTTCAATGAGTCTACAGGAACTCGTTACATGGTTGGGCAGTACGCCACAATCTCAGGGAAGAACCGTACAAAGGTTACCGTTCGACTTGAGACACCTATGGGTAGATTCGCAAGGGTAAATCCAATTACCCGTGAGATTGAGTCTTCCAACGTAACAGTTCCAATCTCAATTATAGATCTCGTCTAATAGACGCAACCCAGGCGCTTAGGATACAGTTTTCCTAGGCGCTTGGGGATCTAGGGAGAATCATGACTACGCTTGCGGCAATTCAAGGCGATGGCTGGTCAGTCATTGGGTGCGATTCACGAGCATCTGATGAGGACGGTCGTTTTATGGACCTCGCGACTCATAAAATCGTAGACAACAATGGAGTTCTCATTGCAGTCTCTGGTGCATCACGTGGTGGCAACATTGCGCAGTTCGGTTGGAAACCTCCAGTCCCAACTCGCAATGAAGACCTCGACATCTTTATGACAAAGAAGTTTATACCGTCACTTCGCAAAGCTTTCGTTGATGCTGGGTTCGAAGGTAAAGAAGACGGTGATGCAGCTTGGCATGATTCAAACTTAATAGTTTCAGTGCGCGGAGTCATTTATCCTATTTTCAATGATTACAGCTGGGATAGAGAAGCTAGGAACGTCTACTACTCTGGTAGTGGTGGGGACTTAGCTCTTGGAGCTCTAGAAGCTCTTAGCTTTCAAAAGGTTAAGACTCCAGAAGCTGCTGAGAAAGTTTTACGGCGAGCTATTGAGATAGCTTGCAAGCATGACATCTACTCCGGTGGAGAGATTCATACGTACATACAAGAAGAGTAGGTTACTTGCGGGTAACATTACCTGATATAATAGATATACCAAATGACGAAAGGACAAGAAAATGTCAATAGACCTATCAAAAGAAACATACATGGTCACAACTCCTACCTGCGGGATATGCGGTGAGCAAGGTGTTGTTGAAGTTCCAGCTGTAGGATTCCTTGAGTGGAATTTCGGTAAGCTAGTTCAAGAGGCTTTTCCTGACCTTGATATTTCGCTACGCGAACAAATGATTTCTGGTACACATCCTAAGTGCTGGTTAGAAATGACTGGTGGGCAGTAATGGCTACAGCTTCATACGCACCAGTACACGACATCAACTGGGACTTCCCCCTATGGAGTGAAATCCTTCCAGGATTATTTCTTGGTGGAACAGACGATAACGACACGATTGAGGATGCAGCAAACATTCATACATCTCGTGCTATCACTAAAGATAACTTCGATACGGTAGTAACTCTTTATGCTTGGGCAAATCCAGTTGACTGGTTTGTGCAAGAACTTCGCTATGGCTTTTATGACTCAGGTCTTGAAGGCAATGCGGATTACGACTCACTTCATGAAGCAGCTGCGTTTGCGCATGCCGCTTGGAAGTCTGGCAAGCGAGTATTGATTCGTTGCCAAGCTGGGATTAACCGTTCTAGCTTAACAATGGGTCTTGCCCTCATGCTCGAAGGTTACTCTGCGGCTGACGCTATCCAGCTGATGCGAGACAAAAGATCTAACGCAGTCTTGCTTAACGAAGACTTCGTTGATTATCTACTTATTAAGGACGCAACTACAAATGAGAAATAAGCTACACGTCGCTTACGACGACATCTATTTGGACTGGAAGCTAGGTGGGCCAGATTATTCACACCCAACTAATCCAGTCAGAGCTAAGTACGCTACCGAACTCATCGCGGAAGACCGAGACATCGTTCTTATCAAGCCAGACATTCAAGCTGGAGACAGAGAACGTGTCGAGTCTATTCACGATATGAAGTACGTATCTGATGTACTTGACCGTGGGCATAGCGGGCAATGGGCACCAGACAATAAGCACATGGGACAAGTAGCTCTTCATATGTTTGCGGGAACTGTTCGTCTCACTGAGAAGATGTTAGCTGGAGAACTTACAGTTGGCTTTAATCCTCAGGGAGCTAAGCACCATGCGCAGTACGACCACTCATCTGGTTTCTGTGTATTCAACGATATGGCTTGGGCTGCACGTGAATTCCAGAAGAACGGCATGAAGGTTATGTACATCGACTGGGACGCACATCATGGCGATGGCGTTGAGAACTTGCTATCAGGCTCTTCAGATTTGATAACCTGTAGCATTCACGACTCTGTAATCTTCCCAGGCACTGGACTAAAGGGACACTTCCCAGAGCTAGGTGTTTACAACTGGGCGTTAGATCCAGCAAGCGGTGATGATGAGTTCCGTAGAGCTATGGGAGAAATCGAACAGCTTGCGGACAAGGTAAAACCAGATGTTGTTTTGGTAGCTACTGGAGCTGATGCGCATAAGACCGATCCATTATCTACTTTGCAATTTGACTATCCTGGATACGAAGATGCAGCTGCGACAGTTGGTCGTATTGCTTCTGCGTATGCGGAAGGTCGTGTTCTCATCGGAGGTGCTGGTGGTTATCAACCATTTGACCACACTCCAGCGATTTGGGCAAGTGTAGTCTCGAAGATTCATGACGAAGTTCTAATCTTTTCGTGATATAATTGCTTTACTCAGTTAGGTTATTGCATTTCCTAGCTGAGGGTCTCGCGGATATACTCCAATCTATCTGCTAGAGACGCCTTTCTGGGGAGAGGAGCTAGGCATTCACCCGCCTAGCTTCTTTCTTTTTAATGTACTATAGTACACATGGGTAAAAGTCTAATGGAGATCCTCGCGCACCTCCCCGAGGAGAAGCGTAACGAAATCTTAGCTGGGTTCGACCCAGATAATCTCCTGTGGGATTGGTCTGTGTGGGGACGCCCTGAGCAGCAAGCTCCTGAAGGCGATTGGAACATCTGGGCTTACATCGCTGGTCGCGGTGCTGGTAAAACTCGTACGGCAGCTGAGTGGGTGCGTGAAGAAGCTAAATACACGACAACTGGACAACGCCGTTTCGCGTTGGTAGCTCGTACAGCTGCTGACGTACGTGACGTTATCGTTGAAGGTGAATCAGGGATTATTAACGTTACGCCACCAAGCGAACGTCCATTGTATGAGCCGTCTAAACGAAGACTAACTTGGCCAAACGGAAATACGGCAACATGTTTCACAGCTGATGAGCCAGACTCACTTCGTGGTCCTCAATTTACGCATGCCTGGGGTGATGAGATTGCTGCATGGCGACAAACTCCTGACGCAGCTGGTATGACAGCCTTTGACAACTTACGTGTTGGTACTCGTCTTGGTGCCAATCCAAAAATTATGGTTACAACAACTCCTAAACGTGTGCCGCTTCTTTACCAGCTGATTGCTGAGTCCGAGAAGACTGGCAAGGTAGTTATTACTCGTGGTTCAACATTGGACAACAGCGGAAACCTTTCTCAAGCTTACATCGACGCAATCGTTGGAGTGTACGAAGGAACTCGTCTGGCAGCTCAGGAACTTTACGGCGAGATGCTTTCAGACGTTGAAGGAGCTCTTTGGACTCAGGAGCTCATCGACCGTGGCCGTGAGACTCAGCTCCCAATGGGAACTCCTTTGCGGTGCATTGGCGTTGACCCATCTGTAGCTGAGAATCCTCGTGACGAGTGTGGAATCGTGGTCGTAGCTTCTACTGGTGAACGAGACTTATACAAACGACAGAGCTGGGTACTTGAGGATGCTTCCATTCATGGTTCACCAGAGGTCTGGGCGAACAAGGTAGTACAAATGGCTCGCAAGTGGGGTTGCCCTGTTGTAGCCGAAGTAAACCAAGGTGGTGCCTTGGTAAGAAACGCCATTAACACGATTGACCCAACTGTAAAGGTCCTTGAGGTCCACTCCAAATACGGTAAGGCTCTACGCGCCGAACCAATCACGCTTGCCTACGAACAGAACCGTGTCCACCACGTTGGCTATCTAGGCGACCTCGAGTCCCAGATGTGCGCTTGGATTCCAGGCGAGGGTAAATCCCCAGACCGAGTAGACGCCCTGGTCCACGCCCTAACAGCCCTCCTTATCAAGCCACCTTCCGGTTTCGTAGGTGGAACCATTAAAGCTAAAAGCCCTGCGGCTAAGCGTATGCCTAGCTTCCGAGGCGGAGGAACATTCAAGGTTAGGTAGTGCCATTTTCCCAATGTACCTGTTATAATTAACCTAACAGACGGATTGGAGATCCAAATGACAAAGCGATACGAGGCTGGGAACCAGACAGTCTACATGTATACATTCCACGGAATGGCTCCAGTATTTCAGACATGCGCCAGTTACGGCGAGGCTGCCTCATGGGCAGTTACCTATGAAGGTTCAACAGCTCACACAGGTGGGCTCAAGTGGTGGGGAGTTCGTCCATAATGGCTACTACATTTCCAGCTTCAGATAAGCAAATCTCATTCATCAACGAGCTTCTTGATACACGCGAGCTTCCAGCTAGCGACCCAATCCTCCAGCAATTCATTGATGACCGATTCACAACGCTAAGTACTATTACTAAGCGTTCAGCCTCTGCGGTAATCTCCATGCTGCTTGGTCTGCCAAAGATTACAACACCAGCTGAGGACAGCCTCCAGCTTCCATTATCTTTGATTCCAAAGTCTAAGTACGCAATCCCTGTGGACGAGCTAGACATTGCGCCACTTCAGGATACACCTCTTACGGGTGACCTCCTCTTCGTTGAGGTCCGTGAGTACAAGGATACTCTTTACATGCGTCGCCTTACTGGCTCAGTCGGTGGATTCAACCGAGACAGAATGCCTGCGGCTGATGTCAAAATCGTAGCTGGCATCATTGCCGCACATCCTTATAAGTATACTCGCCTCTTCGGTGAGCATTACGCCTGTTGCGGTAAGTGTGGCGCTGAGCTCACAGACCCAACCAGCCGAGCCTTCTTCCTAGGACCTGAATGCCGGAAGGCATTTGGGTGCTAAGGTTTACTTTTCCTGATTATCCCAATATAATTATCCTAAACGACGAAAGGACACAAAATGAAACTCAGTAACTTCCGCGGACATAAGTACCGTCGCTACACAGCAGCTCTACGTCTCCTAGCTCTAGCTTGGATCCCTTATGCAGCTCACACATTCTTCATCTATCCAAGCGTTGCTTCATTCCTTGCGGCTATCTTCCTGGTAGCTGGTGGAGCTGTTCCTCTATGGATTATGTCTCGCCACACAGAGTACATTGCGAAGGAAGAATTCGCAAACCTACGTGCGGTAAAGAGCAAGCAGCCAAAGACTCTTCTTGGAGTCGTAGGCCCAAAGAAAGATTAAGTTTACAAGTAAAGGTAGAAGGATTATAGTCTACCCAACATGGAGGACAAATGACGCAAGGAACAAATCAGCGTGAGCAACAGTACGTTCGTGGGGTCTGCCCCATCTGCGCTGAAGCTGACGTCTTGCTTTATGCTTACAACGATACACTCGTGTGTGCTACTGACTACCGTACACTTATCCGTGGTACTCAATGGACTCAAGCTTGTGACAAGTGCGGAGCTCCAAAGGCTGTGCGGGATCCAGCTCATCGTCGCAACGAGTATCTATGTATTTCATGTCACAACGAAGACGGTGCCCTCGAGGTAAAAACAACCGTGTTCAAGCGAGCATTGGTAGCTCTTACTAATGCAATACCAAACACACAACCAAGAGCTAAGTGTTATCTTCATAACTACGGCACCGAGTGTGATGACAACATCAAACCTCGTGGAGCCTGGGGTGGAAAGTCACTATGCAGCGTGCATGGCAAAACTCCACCTAAGCCTGAAAAGGCCACTAAATCTTAAGCAGTACCATCTGCTTACAGAAGCGGTTGAGTCGATTGTGCGCTCACTAGCTTAGAACTACCAGCACAAATCAAACAACGAAGAGAGGAATACCGATGTCAACAGCGACACCAGTACAAGCAGCATCACTTTATACAGCAGGTAAATCAGTAGTCGAGGTAGCACAGGAGCTAGGAATTACCTACGGTAAGGCTCGTAAGCTCATCGCGGACTCAGGGACTCCTATCCGCAATACCTCCGATAGACTTAAGGGTAAAACCCGTAAGGCTAAGTAATCATGGGTAATCTACTCAATTACCTACGCGAGGTGGCTTGGCTAGCTCTATCAGCTGTAAGCCTTGCGGTACTAACCGTCGTTCTGGCGCTCATCACCTCTACGAGCGGGGAAACCCTCTTGGCCTTGGGATTAGCCTCAGTAACGCTAGCACTCCTCTCTATGAAGGAGTAACATAAATTACAGTGGGACAGGCACCTACGGGTGCCTGTTTCATTTTAACTATGGTATAGTTAACACCAGGTAAAAACCTACTACGGAGAGACGGAGGACTTAACAATGTTATCCCTTCTTATCTCCGGCCCTATGCAAGCGGTAGAGGACAGACCAAAGTCTGAGGAGCATAGCGGTAGCAAGAAGCTCAATGAGCAGTCAGCATTGGGTTGTCCCATCCCCGACCTAAGGAGGCGAACTAGCGTTGCAAATCACAACACGTGCCATAGCAATGTCGACCGTAGCCTATATTACGGCTCTAACAATTGGTGTTGCGGGAGTAGCTACTGTAGCTGCTAATGCAACCGAACCACAACCTACTCCTGTAGCTAAAACGCTAAAGGTAGTAGACCCTCTGGACAAGTTCAGAGGTGCAAAGACTCTTACACAAGAGGAGCTCATCGAGCTTCTGTCTACTGTAGGATTCAAGGGCAAGTCCTTGCGGACAGCCTGGGCTGTCGCCATGAAGGAATCTCGTGGCCACCCAACATCACATAACAATACAATAAGCACAGGCGATAACTCATACGGGTTATTCCAAGTTAACATGATTGGTAGCTTGGGTAAAGACCGTCTGGCTATATTCAATGAGAAGTTTGGTATGCTTAAGCCAACCGAACTATTCGACCCAGTTACTAACGTACAGGTTGTGTACTACATGACCCAAGGCGGTACGGACTGGTCCTCATGGGGCTTAGGTGCTGGTGC